AGCTGGTTGCATTCAAAACCAAGACAGCGGACAAAGACATCCGTTGGGTTGGTAAGAACGCAGACCACGCCCTATTCGGACAGCAGCTCTTTGGAGGTGCCAAAGGTAACAACAAGACCATTGTTATCACCGAAGGGGAAGAGGACGCCATGAGCGTCTGGCAAGCCCGGCCTAACTGGCCTGTGGTGAGCCTTGATGCCGGTGCAAAGGGAGGCAAACGCAGTCTTCAGCATCAATACAAGTTTATTGATCGCTACGAAGAGATTGTCCTTTTCTTTGATTCCGACGAAGCTGGTAAGGCAGCAGCAGCCGAATGTGCTCAGCTGTTCAGTCACTCCAAGATCTTTATCGCCACACTCAGTGGTTACAAAGATGCCAACGAAGCCATCGTTGCCAAAGACCCTGATGCCATACGTCAGGCATTTTGGCAGAAGAAACCCTACTCTCCAAAAACCGTCATCGACGGAAGAGACCTCTTCGATCTGGCTTCTCGCCCTTTACATGGTCGGGATGCTGACTGGCCTTTTAGTGGCCTTGATCAGCTTACTTCTGGACTACGACTGGGGGAACTCGTTACAGTAACGGCCGGCTCAGGCGTGGGGAAGAGTACCTTTTGTGGCGAAGTAGCTCAAGCATTAGTTGACCAGTCCCAAAAAGTGGGCTACATTGCTCTTGAAGAGTCACTGCAACGCACGGCTCTTCGCTTGATGTCTGTCAAAGCACAAAAGCCGCTCCACCTCAACAATGAGCTGCCACCAGAACAACTCAAAGAAGCCTTTGATGCCTCGCTTGGTACGGGGCAAGTCTTCCTCCGTGATGGCTTTGGTTCGGTTGATCCTGATGCGATCCTTAGTGACTGCCGATTTATGGCGCAAGCTAAGGAGGTCAAGTGGATCATCCTGGACCACCTCTCGATTCTTATGTCTGGGAATGAGTCGCACGACGAAAGGAAGCTGATTGACGTTACAATGACCAAGCTTCGTTCCTTTGTTGAAGAGACAGGAGTTGGCATGATTCTGATCAGCCACCTCAAACGTCCACAGGGAGACAAAGGTCACGAAGACGGTCAGCAAGTCAGCCTTGGACAGCTACGAGGCAGTCACAGTATTGTCCAGCTATCCGACATGGTTGTTGCTATCGAACGCAATCTTTCCTCTGGGCACAGCCACGCTGCTGTGCGTGTGTTGAAGAACCGCTTCAACGGACAGACAGGTAAAGCATCCACTATTGTTTACAACCAGGAAACTGGTCGTATGATTGAAGATCTAAATGCAGAATTTGATGGCTCATCCTCATCCAAACGATCATTTGACGGAGCATCTGACCCATTTGGAGAATATTAAACTAGATGCTGTTTGTACCTGCGGCTGTAACGCCTTCTTTTATTCGGAAATGGAGCCTGATGGCTATTTCTGTTTGGAATGTGGCAAGCCGGATCCAATCACGCAGCAAACCCTTGACACAGAAGAGCCAGGGTACTGGGGCCTATGACTAGGTTAGCCTTCGACATTGAGACGAACGGCTTGCCTCGCAAAGGCATGAGCTGTGTCCACTGCATCGTCACCAAAAACCTTGATACCGGAGAAGTCCTTCGGTACAACGACAGCGGTACTCACGAGTCTGTGACTACTGGTGTCAACATGCTTGCTGAAGCCAAGCTCTTAGTCGGTCACAACGTGGTTGGCTTTGACGTACCAGCGCTTCAGTTGATCTACCCCTTCTTTGAACCCGAAGCTGAGATCCTCGACACGTTGATCCTCAGTCGGATGTTCTACCCAGACATCCTGTCCATTGACTACCGCAGACGCCCTACGGCTATGCCTGGTAAGCTCTATGGACGCCACAGCCTTGAAGCCTGGGGCTATCGCCTCGGTGATTACAAGGGTGAGTTTGGTAAGGACACTGACTGGTCTGAGTGGTCCCAAGAAATGGAGGACTACTGCGAACAGGATGTCCATGTGGTTGAAACCCTCTTTACTCGCACCTTTGTTGAACGCAAAGATGACAAGGGTATGAACCGCCTGGAGCGCCACGCAGGAGCCATCAAGCTAGAGCATGACCTAGCAGCCATCATGGCTAAGCAGGAAGCCTCTGGCTGGCCATTTGATGTTGAGAACGCACAGAAGCTAGAATCCACTCTCAGAACAGAGATGGATAAGCTTGCCGACCACATGCGAGAAACCTTCCCGTATGTAGACGGTGGGGAAATGACCCCCAAGCGTAACAACAAAACCAAGGGCTACTTCGAGAACGCTCCATTCTGTAAGATTAAGGAGTTCAACCCCACAAGCCGCCAGCACATCGCTTGGGCTTTCCATAATTGGAGGGACTGGAAGCCTGATCAATTCACAGATACCGGAGCACCTAAGATTGACGAAGGAGTCCTACAATCCATCGGCACAGAAGAAGCCAGCATCTTTGCTCGGATTCTTGAGCTACAAAAAGCCCTCGGGCAGCTCAGTGACGGAACAAACGCGTGGCTTAAAATGGTCACAAACGAAGGAAGGATCCACCATACTTGCCAGCTTGCAACCAACACCGGACGCAACGCCCATTCCCGACCAAATCTTGGCCAGACGAGTTCAGACCCTCGTTGTCGTCAACTTTTTGGTCCTGGTAGCGGTATGCGTCAGGCTGCTGCCGATGCTTCCGGCTTGGAGCTGCGGATGCTTGGTCATTATCTCAGTTACTTTGATGGTGGTGCGTTCGCTGACGTTGTAGTCAACGGAGACATTCACCAACAGAATGCTGATCGAGTTGGCTGTACTCGCAAAGAGGTGAAGACCCTAACTTATGCCTTTATTTATGGGGCATCCGATAAGAAAATCGGATCAAGTCTCGACAAATCGCTAAGCGAAACTGATGCCAAAAAATTGGGCAAAAAAATTAGGGCGAAATTTCTCGCAGCAATTCCGGGACTCGAAGGTCTCCTTGACGCTATTGGGCGTCGTGCTGAGTCTGACATTATTGTTGGGCTGGATGGCAGACCAATCAAACTCCAGGGGAAAAAGCACGCAGCCCTCAACTACCTCCTCCAAAGTGCTGGAGCAATTGTGTGCAAACGTTGGAACGTAATCCTTTACGATTGGTTCCAACAACAGGGCTATGTCTGGGACGTTGATTACCAATGGCTCGGATGGATCCATGATGAAATTCAACTCGCTGTCAAACCACACCTAACCAAAGATGTCAAGTTCGCGCTCGAATGGTCAATCGTCCAAGCGGGCGAATACTACGACCTCAAAGTCCCGCTCGCAGGGGAAGCAAAAGACGGAGACACCTGGGCCGATTGCCATTGAACCAGAGCTTCGTATTGATGCTGACTTCTATGGCTATCGGACTTGTCAAGTCAACGAAACAGAACTTGACTGGGGCGCTGATGTCATTACAATCCACAGCAACTTCAAGGAAGTAGTCCGTTGCTTCCAAGCTGAGATTGACAAACTGAAGCGCCGCTTTGAAACTGACCGTGTCTTGTTGTTCTTCTCAGACAGCAAGAACTTCCGCAAAACCATTGACCCTGAGTACAAGGGTAAGCGCACCAAGCGTAAGCCTGTCGGGTACAAGCGGCTTCTTGAATGGTGCTATGACCATTACAAGACTATCCGTTATGAAAACGTTGAAGCCGACGACGCATTGGGTCTGGAATGTCATCTCGATCCTAGCGATTTTATTCTTGTTAGTCCTGACAAGGACATGAAACAGATCAGCTGCAACCTCTTCAATGGGGATGAGCTGACTTACACAACTCCTGAAGAAGCTGACTACTGGTTCTGGCGACAGTGCCTTACGGGTGACCCGGTGGATGGCTACAAAGGCGTTCCTGGTATCGGTGCGAAAGGTGCCGAAAAGATACTTGCCAAAGCCGAAGATCCATGGCAGGCTGTTGTTGCCTCTTACGAGAAAGCAGGCCTGACACTTGATGATGCCATTCGCAACGCACGTCTTGCTCGGATTCTCCGCCCTGGTGAGTACAACTCAACCACTAAGGAGCCAATCCTATGGACCCCTCCATCATCTACGGTCTCGACGTAGCGCTTGTTGCTTTGATCATTTATGTCGTAGCACCTGATGCATTCGAATACGTTCTCCTTCTCATCACCGGACTACCCACATGGGTGGCACTCAGAATCAGAGGAACTCAACTCAAAACAAGACTCTGGATCGAACGACAAGCTTTCCGACCTGGAATTTTGGGACGATTACTTACGGAAATCCAGCTCTTTCAGATCCAGAGAAACCCTGCCTACCGTGACCTCTTCGACAAAATCAAGTCCCAGTCATTACAAAAGAGGGACGATTGAAGTCTGGGACTTTATCATTGATCAAGACCTGGACTACCTTGCTGGCAATTGTATTAAGTACATTTGTCGCGCAGGGTACAAGGGCGAAGAGACCGAGCTAGATGACTGGCTCAAGGTCCAAGCCTATGTCAACCGCAAGATCCAACACCTTCAGTCCAAATGAAACCACTGTTCCAGCAAGCCATCGAGTTTCGAGTGGCTATGGGTCAGCCTCTGAACACCAAAGATGAAACGGTTCACGAGCTTCAGCACCGCCTTATCGAAGAGGAGTGGCATGAGTTTGATGAAGCTTTCGATCATGAGTTTAGCAGTCTTGGTTCTTTGGATGAAAACAAAGTAAACCAACTCAAAGAACTTTCTGATCTTGTTTTTGTTTGCTATCAATTTGCAGCTGCTCGTGGCTGGGACTTAGACACTGCGCTGAACCGCGTGTTTGAATCGAACATGAGTAAACTCGTTGACGGTAAGCCCCTTCGCCGTGACGATGGAAAAGTATTGAAGGGACCAAACTACCAACCTCCTGTTCTCGACGACCTCATCTGAAATGACAACCCCTCAAAAGATTGCACGCACTGGCCGTGTTCAAAACTGGATTGATAATCCTGAATCACGCCTTCCCGTTTCGTGTACCGTCTTTGTTGTCGATGACAGCATGGAGGGACCGGAGGGAATTGAAGCTTCGTGGCGTTACGTCAGCCACGCCCTGCGGAATGGTGCCGGTGTTGCCGTCCACCTTTCTAAGCTCCGTCCCAAGGGACATGAGAATGGCAAGGGCTTGACTGCTTCTGGTCCGGTATCCTTTGGTCGGATCTATTCTACTCTTAACGAAGTCATTCGACGGGGTGGACATTACAAGAACGGCGCATGTGTTCTTCATATTGATTATACGCATGACGATGCACTTGAGTTCGTTAATGCATCACGAGCTGAGCTGCCTTGGGTTAAGCGTTGTCTTGATGTAGACGAAAACTTCCTTACTAAGGCATCTGATGAGCTGATTGACGCCACCCTAGAAGGCATTAAGAAGGGTGACATCTGGCTTAACAAGATCCGCCACGATCCTTACGGTAATCGTATCTACGGAAATGTATGCCTTGAAGTTTATCTCCGCAGCCGTGGCACTTGTTTGCTTCAGCATATTAACCTTGCTGCATGTAAACCAGAAGAACTTGCGGATGCCTTTGTTGATGGGATGACTTCCCTGGTGGATCTCCACGGCAAGACTGGCGTGGGTGAAACCGGGGAGTACCTTCCCCCCGAGTCTGACCGTCAGGTTGGTCTTGGCATCCTGGGTCTGGCTAACTTCCTTTGCCAGAACGGTGTAACCTATAAAGAGTTTGGAAACGCCCTTACCCAATTCCATGCTCATCAACCGGAGGACACTCCGGCTTATCGCATTGTATCTGAACTCGCAAAAGCCATTGAGCTTGCATCTCAAGTCGCTCGCCTCCACAACATGGACCGAGCATTTGCTATCGCGCCCACGGCTTCTTGCTCTTACAACAACGTCGATCTGCGTGGCTATACTTCTGCCCCAGAGTTGGCCCCTCCTATCAGTCGTCACGTCGATAGGGACAGTGGGACTTTTGGAGTCCAATCTTATGACTACCCGCCGGATGTAGAGATTGCATCTGAGGTAGGCTGGGAAGACTACAAGGCAGTGGTTGATGGTATAGTCCGTCTATACCAGAACACGCTTCTCTTCCACGGATACAGCTTTAACAGCTGGAGCGACGTTGTTACCTACGATCGGGACTTCCTTTATGAGTGGATGTACTCGCCTCAGACGAGTCTCTACTACAGCCTCCAGGTCCAACCGGATACTCAGTCTAAGGACGATGCCCTTGCTGCCCTTGACGAAGACTTCCGTGACCTCTTTGGTTTTGAAGAGGAAGAAGTAGACCCGGACTGCGGCTGTCCCAAAGTCAAACCAGAAAACGAAATTTGTATTCCCTGCGGAGAATGAACGCAACTTCCCCTTACGATCAAGTCGTCAGCCGAAAGCGTAAATGGACGCCTTTGGCTGTGCAAAAGGGCAAGATAGTTGATGGGTCTGAGGACACGCTCAAGCGTGCCCTTGGGCTTCGTCATCTCGAATTGCCTGTGCGTGAGTTCCTTCAACAAGGGCTTGAACGCGAACTACCTAATACGCCTGGCTTGCGTGAAGCGTTGTTGTCCAACCAGTTGGATGAAGAACGCCACGACCAGGCTTTGAACTATGTCATTGATGCCCACGGTGCAAACCAGAAGCACGAAGATGAAGCAAAGCACATCCTCAAGGCTTGGCTAGACGCACCAGAGCATCCAATTCTGAAAGCAGCTATCCTTGAGCGCAGTGTCTTCTTCGTCATCCTCCCCTTCTTCCGATTCAATGGAGACATCGGAATCCGCAGCACCGCAGCAGACATCTCGCGGGACGAGCAAACGCACGTCGCCATACACTCGATGGTCTGCTCCGAGCTGGGCCTCAAGTCCACATCAAGCCTCAATCGACTACGCCGAGCGACTGTCGGATGGGTGATGGATTCCCTTGGTTCTTCTGAGAATAAGTACCTTGATAAGGACTTCTGGATGAATCAATCTGACTCGCTCTATGAGCGGG